TGGAGAAGCGGTTTTAAATCAGAAGCTGATGCTAAAAAAATGTTATCAGCATATCATGCTAATAGTTAAAAAATAAAGTTATGGCATATAAACAACCGTTAAATCAAAAGAAAAAATCTTTATTTGGAAGAAAACCTGGCGGAACTGATGTTGGTAATTTTTTAAGAAAAATAAATTTTTTAAAAAAAGATCCAGCAAAAGGAGGAACAGGTCATGTACCATATGACCAATTTGCGCAAAAAGGTACTACAGGAACAAAAGTTACACAAGCTCTTGATAGCTTTAGTAAAAATCTAACAGATAAACAAAAAAAAGCAATTGCTGACAGTATGAAACCATTGGGAGAAAGTAGTGAAAATTCTGACTACTTAGATAAATCAATGGATTTTTTAAACAGAAGATCAACTACAAATTGGGACGCATTAACTTTAGGTGGTCCCGCAGGATCAGAAACACCAACAGATATGAGAACAAAAAAACAATCAGAAAAATATGACGCTAAAATGGCGTATAATAAAAATCTAAGCGGTAAGGCTAGATTACATTATTTAGAAAATAATATCGCAGATCATAAAGGGCCTTCTGCTTCAAAATCAATGTTGAATTTAGGAAATAAATACAGCATGGGTGCTTCTATGAGAGGTCCATTAGATAAACAATTAAGAGGTAATCAACATAAATTACCAGAACATCTTAAAAAAGCTATAGAAGCTGCTCCAGAAATGAAAGGTGATTCACCAATGGAGGCTTCATACAGCAAAGGTCCTAAAATGCCAACACCATTAAATGGTTATGAAAGTGATGCTCAAAGAAAAGCTGTACACGCAAGTAAAGCTGATGGTGGTAAAGGTAATCCTAATAAAATGAAAGTGCCTTTAATGATGCCTGCTGACCCTAAAAAAATGTTAAAAACTAAAATAAATAAATTATCTGATCAACATAAAGATTTATATGATAGGGTGATTGAAGGATACGGTCCTTCTAAACCAGGTGAAGAAAAAAAATTATATAGAATTGAAGATAGGCTTAAAAAACAAGAAGAAAAATATAAGAAAAAATTTGGTGGTAGTCCTTATAGCATGGGTCATAAAAAATAAATAAACAATTAAAAAATAAAAACAATGGCATACAAATCAAAAGGGCCTTCAATGAAACAAGGCGGAACATTTATGAGTAAACACAACTCATCTTACATGCACAAACAAAATTTATTAAACGACATGCCAGTCGATAATCACGCTGGCAATCCATTAAATCAAACCCGTGTTAGCCCTGACAGAAAAAATAAAAAAGGTCAAACTCAAAGCGAAATTTTAGAAAATTCTCTTAATAAACTAAATAAACAAATTGATCTTCATAATAAAACGCAGTTTACAAGTCAAGATAGATTAGATGCTTCAAAAAGAATGATAGATAATTTAGATAAAGAGCATTTGAGAAAAATTGATTCTGTTAACACAGCTAATAAAAAAATGGATAAATATTTACAAGATGTTGTCAATAACATAAATAAAGGAAATTATCCAGGATCCTTACAAAAATAAACAGTAGAGTCTGTATAAAACTCAACCATATAAACATTAACATTAACATTAACAAAACTCAAAAATCAAAATTATGGCAAAGTTTATCGAAATCTATTCATCAGGATCAGGTCTTGATGGTGGAAATGTATTAATCGGAGTTGACAACGTCGTAGGCGTTGATGCAGCTTCTGGAACTACAACAGTAGTTAAATTTAACGGTGGTGTAATCGATGAGTGTACAATTACTCACGATTCAGTAGGAACTACTCCATCAGTAAGAGATGCAATTAACTATGCATTAACAGCTAATCCAGGTGGTGTAAAAGCTAAAGTTCAGCTTCCATCAGGAATTACAGTATCAAATATCGTTTGGTCGTAATGATATCTAGAGGTTTAGGAGACGACATAGAAAAGTTTACTAAAGCTACTGGTATCAAAAAAATGGTTGACGCAGTATCACAGGGTCTTAACGTACCCTGTGGTTGCGAAGGCCGAAAAACTTTTTTAAACAAAATGTTTCCAAAAAAATAATGGCTTTTAAAATTAAACCACCATTTCCTATCGATAACACACCTATCTATACAGTAGATTTAGAAGATGGTGTTGTTGGTAAGGCGGATAGAAACGGTAGTATTTTAATAGACAAAGATGTTCAACCAAACGAACAACATAGAGTTATTACTCATGAAAAAGTTCATCTTGATCAAATGAAACGAGGTGATCTTGATTATGATGATAATTACGTATATTGGAAAGGTAAAAAATATTCAAGAGCTGACATGGAAGAAGGCTCACCAAACTTAGCTTGGGAAACTGAAGCTTGGAGTAAAACACCAAAATAATATGTCAAAACCTAAAAAAAAATTCGCAGAAAGTACTGTAGGTAAACTTTTATTTGGCGCTGCTTCAATAGTAAACCCTGCATTAGGGAACGTACTAAAGGGAGTAACATCGCCAGGAGAAGCTATAGCAGCTATAGGTAAATCAGACGTAAGCTCTGATGACAAGATTAAATTACAACAATTAATATACGAGCAACAAAATAAAGAAATGGAAGCAATAACTTCCAGATGGCAAGCCGATGCTAGTTCAGACTCATGGCTTTCTAAAAACGTACGCCCGCTAGTTTTAGTATGGTGTATTGTTATATTTTCACTAGCAGGATTACTTGATAGTGTAGACGCTATACCTTTTCATATAAATGAAGTATGGAACGATACATTTGAAAAAGTTATGATGGCTGTAGTTTTGGCCTACTTCGGCGGACGTAGTGGAGAAAAGGTTACTAGTATATTTAAAAAGTAAATAAAACCTGTAACTATATAAATAGTTAAATAATTAAAAACAATTAAATTAAATCACAATGAGTAAAAAAATTACAGAAGATCAATTAAAAAAGATCCAAGAATTACAACAAACACTAAGTAAGCATGTTACTGACTTAGGTGCTTTAGAAGTAAACAAATCTGTTATATTAGCTGAGTTTCACAAAGCTAATAAAGAAACAGAAGATTACAAAAAAGAACTTGAAAAAGAGTATGGATCAGTTAATATTAATTTAGCTGACGGTACTTACGAAGAAATTGTTGAAGAAGCTGAAGAGGTAAAAGAATAATGTCTTCAATTATAAGAAAAATCAGCATTGGTTCTGATTATAAAACAGATGCAATGCATTATTCGGTTGGTCAATCAGTTTACGGTGGTCATACTATATCACACGTAATTTTTGAAGAATCAGATAATTCTTATAATATTTTCATCAAAAAAAACAATGAGGTATTGCCGTGGAAGAAGTTTAATTCTAACATGGCAATATCTGTTGAATACGATTTAGAGTATTAATGAATAGTTTATTTGATTTTATTGTTGAGCCTTATGGTGATAGATACAATAATGAAGTTAAAGTTGGTGACAAAAGCTTAATAATAAACACAAAAATAGAAAGCTATAAATCTGTTAATAATATAGGTAAAGTTATCGCAACACCTTTAGCATATAAAACTTCTATAAAAACTGGTGATTTAGTAATGATACATCACAACGTGTTTAGAAGATTTTATGATATTAGAGGTAATGAAAAAAATAGTAGAGCATATTTTAAAGATAATTTATATTTTGTTCAATTAGATCAAATATATTTATACAAAAATAAAAACAAATGGCAATCATTTGGTGACAGATGCTTTATAAATCCTATAAAAAATAATGATAATACAAACGCTTCTTTAGAGCAAAGCCTTATTGGTATATTAAAATACGGTAATAGTTCATTAGAAGCGCTAGGAATACACGAGGGAGACCTTGTGGGATATAAACCCTTTGGTGAATTTGACTTTTTAGTTGATAACCAGAGGTTATATTGTATGAAATCAAATGATATTGTAATTAAGTATGAACGTCAAGGAAACGAAAAAGAGTATAATCCAAGCTGGGCATGAAGCAGTCAAGGAACTTATTAAAGTCGCCAAAGAGCCGATTGTTGAAACTGATGATGATGTGTCAGCCGATAGACTCAAGAACGCTGCAGCTACTAAAAAGCTCGCAATATTCGATGCATTTGAGATCTTGACACGTATTGAAGAGGAAAAAGCTAGACTTGAAAATAAAGTTGTAGAAAAAAAAGAAACTACATTTGGAGGGTTTGCTGAAAGAAGATCTAAGTAATGTACGAGCAAACTTTATATAAAATAGTTGAACCTATTAAAGACCATGTAGTTAAAAGGTTAAATAAACATAAAAAATGGGAATATGGATACAATAAAGAACATGATATTGTCATTATATCAAAAACTGGTAAAATTGGTGAAATATATGAAATCCAAAATCTTAGGATAGCATTACCAGAAATAGACAACCCTTATAAAAGATCTAACAAAAAATTAGAGCAATACTGGGAAGTGTTTCCGCATAGACCAGAATTAAAAAAAATAAAAACTATATTTGATTGGAAAGCGTATCCAGAGTCATTTAAACTAAAACTACATGATTATATCGACGAAGAATTTAAAAGACGTGAAGAAGGTTTTTGGTTCTACAATAAAGGTGTTCCTACATATATTACTGGTACTCACTATATGTACCTCCAATGGTCAAAAATTGACGTGGGACAAGCAGAGTTTAGAGAAGCCAATAGACTCTTCTTTATTTTTTGGGAAGCGTGCAAAGCTGATGAAAGATCTTACGGAATGTGCTACCTTAAAAATAGACGTTCTGGATTCTCTTTCATGGCATCAGGGGAAACAGTTAACTTGGCGACAATATCTAGCGACGCTCGATTCGGTGTCTTATCTAAATCAGGTGCAGATGCTAAAAAAATGTTCACAGATAAAATTGTACCGATCTCGGTTAATTACCCGTTTTTCTTCAAACCGATACAAGACGGTATGGACAGACCCAAAACCGAACTTGCCTACATGGTT